AACTCATTACCGTTAGATTCATAACCAACTTTTGTCAATTCTTTGCGAATAGTATCAATTGATAGATCACCAAATGATGTTCCATCTCCAAATAATCCCAATTCAACCAACACCTTGCCTAGCAATGTCTCTTTTAATTGACCAATAGTCATTCTAGAAGGAATAGCATGAGGATTAATAATAATATCTGGTTTTACACCTGTATCTGTATAAGGCATATCACATTCTGGGATAATATTACCAATTGTACCTTTTTGACCATGACGGCTTGAAAATTTATCTCCAATAACAGGTCTTCGTACAGTTCTAATTCTGACTTTGCAAAAATTATAGCCATCTCCATTTCTATCGACAAAGTTTTTATCAACATAAGACTCTTCATTGGTTCTATAAGTTCTACTCAAATCTTCATACTTGATTACCTTTGTATGATCGTTTCTATTTTCTTTAATTGGTACAACTTTTGAAATAATTACATCATTATTCTCTAGCAATGTATTTTCAGGAATAATACCTTTATTTGTAATCTTACCATAATTTCCGAATTTCATACCCTTAGTCTTAGATGGATCTGGTTTACATCTAATCTCTTCATCTCCATTAATCTTTTTATCTTCATCTTTTTCTGTATGATATATAGTTGCTTGAAATAGACCTCTATCAATAGAGCCTTGATTAAATAATAAACTATCCTCTTGATTAAATCCAGTATGTGTCATAATAGCTACAATTACAGGAGAGCCTGCAGGAATCTTATCCAATTTAACCATACCCATCAATCTAGTATCTACTAATGGTCTTGCGGGATAACTTAATACATATGCAGTTTTATCCATTCTACTGTCATAATTTGTTACATACATTCCCATAGCTTGTTTACCCATAGCCGATTGGTATGTATTTCTAGGACTTTGATTATTATCAGGAAATGGAATACATGATGCTAAAATACCGAAAATAGTACTAGGATGTATTTCACAATGTGTATATTTATAAATATATTGTTTTTCCTTATATATTTCTTCAGGCTTCATAGCAATCATACTAAAGCTCTGTTCTTCTGGATCAATATATTCAATTACTGAATCATCAATCTTACAATCAGTTAATAGATCATTCCAATCTAAATCGCCACTTTTAATACCATTAATAGTGTCTTTATTTAATAGAATATTATTATCTCTTACTCGTAATACTGGTCTAATTAGTCTACCAGCATCGTTACATATTCTAATTTCTCTATTTTTAAAATCAAATATAATAGATGTATAAATATTAATAATACCCTTATGTTTTTTGTCTTGAAATTCTTTGAACAATGTATACGGATTATATGACATACCAATCCATGCACCATTAATAAAGACCTTTACCTTTGTATCCAAATCATTTGATGGTATATCATCAGTTAATTCGGTAATATAATCTTTAATATATTCATGAATCGGAAGGCTATTTCCAGGAATTGTTAAATGACTCATATAGCTTAAATTTTTTACAACACCAACACTTGCACCTTCTGGAGTTTCTGCGGGACAAAGAAATCCCCATGAACTGTTGTGTAATTTACGAGGAGGGATTAATTTACCACTCTTATCAATCGGTGTGTTAATACGACGCAAATGACTTAGACTAGAAATATATGTAAGTCTATTCAAAACTTGTGCGACTCCAACTTTATTACTATTTACATTTTTAATACCAAAATCACCAGTTGACAATGCTCTTTTTAAACCGTTCTCAATTGTGGTTGATTTTACAATTTTATAAATATTTGTTGTGTTGATAATATTAACATAATCTTCAGTTGATCTCCATGAACCATTATTTATTTCTCTAATAACTTGTTTTTGCATATCTTTTACTAATTTATTGAAATAATTTCTTAGTAGATTATTTAATAGTGTACCAGTTAAATCAATTCTTTTATTTAAATAAGAATCTCTATCATCCGTATCAATCCATTGAAAACTACATCTTAGTAACTTATTTGTCATATATCCTAAGAAATAAATCTTTTGTTCCATATTATGGCAATGGGGGAATAAATCATTATTTAAAATATCCATGGTAAATTCATACTTCTTCTTTGCACCAGATTCTTTATCCATATTAATAGGTGTAAACATTGCATGACTCATTAGATATTTGATTGCATCTTCTTGTGTTAGTATCTTATTCGCCTCTACAATACTACCTTGTAGTCCATATTTCATCTTCTTATATTTATCATTGTCTACATTTAAAATGATCTTCTGACAGATATTTTTGTCAGATAATACACCCAATGCACGAAATAGAATAAATAATGGTACTGGTTGTTTTAATCTCGGAATTTGAATATATATACTTGTTCCGAATCCCGTATTTTTACTTGTAATCATCATACTTATTTGCTTAGGACTAATACATTTAAAATCAGGAACAGATTTGATTTCCGCCATCCATCCCCATTTATTATTTCCTTTACTTACATTGAAACAATATACTCTGTTCTCAGCAGCGCGTTCTTGTCCCAATACGGTTTTTTCACTACCATTAATAATAAAGTATCCACCAGCATCAAATTTACACTCACCACTTACATTCTCATCAATATGTTGATATTGATTCAACACACATACAGACGATTTTAACATAATAGGTAGTTTTCCAATATGGATTCCGGGTAAATTCTTGTATAATGTTTGGCTATTTTCTAGATTATCGCCAGTTCTGATAATATATTTAATATTTAAATCAATTGTCATCATAGATGCATATGTAAAATTTCTTAATCGAGCTTCTTGAGGAAACATTAGTTTTGATGCACCATTATTCTCATGAATTTGCGGTCGATATAAATGAAAATTTTCAAATGTCACATATATCTCCAAACTATATTTATCTGCCTCTTTATTATAATCATTTTCACTGCATATTTGTACTGGATTAAACATATCTATTGTTTTTTGTATTTGATTATTTACAAAATCATTATATGATTCCAATTGGTGTCTAACCAATTGTGACAAATGTTGATCTTTAAAATACGATTCAATAATAGACCATGGAGATTCTATGTATCGTCCAAGATTTTCAGTAACTTCCTTTTCTAAGTCTGTCATATTTAATTCTTGAATCATATTTTCGGTTAATTTATACATCAATTTATTTTTAAATTCATTTTTTAATATCTTAATATTTTTAATAAGAATTTTTTTTATTTATATATATAAATGAATAATAATCGCAATACAAAATCCAATAAACATAGAAATCGACGCTTTAAAAAAACGCAAGATTCTTCAAATAATAATGTTTTTCTCTCATTAGACGATTCTTTTATTAAAAACGACAATAATAATCATTTACATCATTCTAATGAAAAAAAATCTTTAAAAATAAATAATAATCATGACGATTCTAATTATAATATTATATTTAAAAAAAATAATTTAAAATTGAAAGATGGTTCTAATATAATGACTAAATCTAATAGTGATAATAAGTTAATTCACTATATTGATAAAAAATATAATCAACCTAAAATAGATCAGGATAAAACGGATATTTTATTAAAATTTCTTTTAAAACAAAGTGAAGCCGATTTTTTTAACGCATATAATACACCATTCTTCTCTGGTATTCCAAATGATTTACCACAATTAGAAAATAATAATGATCAACTACTCGATCAACTCGAAGAAACTATTATTAGAGAGAAAATTTTAATTGATGCATCTATTGATAATCTCATTGATTTAATTAGTTTATGTGATAAATATCCTCTACTTGATACAGTCGAATATAATGTAAATATGACCGCATTACATAAGATTAAGCCTACATTGCTGGAATTACAAAATATGATCGGTATGAAATCAATCAAAGAAAATATTGTTGACCAAATTATTTATTTTATTCAAGACTTACATAATATTTCACCTAATAATTCTGATTACATGCATGCGGTTATTTCTGGGCCACCAGGTACTGGTAAAACTGAAGTTGCAAAAATTATGGGTAAAATATTTAGTAATTTAGGTATATTAAAAAATAATGTTTTCAAAAAAGTTACTAGAGACGATCTAGTGGCCGGCTATTTAGGACAAACTGCTATGAAAACAAAAGAGGTTATTAAAGAATGTATCGGAGGTGTATTATTTATTGACGAAGCATATGCTTTAGGAAATAAAGAAAAAAAGGATTCTTTCTCCAAAGAAAGTATTGATACTATTAATGAAGCTTTAAGTGATCATAAAAAAGACCTTATGTGCATTATTGCTGGATATGACCAAGAACTGAAAGATTGCTTTTTTAGTTATAATCCTGGTATGGAATCTAGATTCACATGGAAGTTTAAAATTGATGAATATTCTCCTTCAGAACTCCGTTTAATTTTTGAAAAGCAAATTAGAGATAGTGGATGGAATATTAAAGAACCGTTTTCTGATGAATGGTTTAATAAAAATAAAGACTGCTTTTCTTATTTCGGTAGAGACATGGAAACATTATTTTCAAAAGTAAAAATAGCACATAGTAGACGTGTTTTTTGTCTTCCAAAGGACGAAAAAACCTTTATTACTCATAAAGATTTAGAAAAGGGATTTACTATATTTAAAGAAATGGGAGATTCACAACAAAAAATGAAAGAAATTGAAGATAAAAAACGATTATATCATACTCTTTATTGCTAAGTATTTTTTTACATTATTTTTTTATAATTAAAAATATATCATGAGTGAAAAAAAAACAATTCTATTTAACGAAGCATTAATGAATGGCGGTAGTAAAAAAGCGCGAAAAAATACAACACGTAAGAAAAAAGAAAAGCCAACAGGAATTATAAAACCAAGTGCAGTTAAAAAAAATTTATTAGAAAAAATTAAAAAACATCAACAAGAAAGCAAAATTAAAAAACAACCCGTTAATGATGAAATTAAAGATAATACTGAAGAAAATACCGACTTTCACAATGATTTTATGTCTTCGTTAGAATATTTGAATAAATTATCGAATAATGACAAAAAAAAGAAAAAGAAGAAAAATAAATCATTTAAAAACCCTATCGGTGGCGGAGAAAAAAAAATACCTAATGTTACATTTAATGAATCTTCGCAATTAGTCGCAATAGATTTACCAACCGATTTTAACGATCAATCATCGTCTAGTAGTAATATTATTAAAATTTCAAATATCAATGATAATAACCATATACAACCATCTACATCTATTACAAATAAACCAAGGAGTGCAACACCAGTTAGTGTAATACCGGACATTACGAATACATCTCCTGAAATAAAATTATCTAGCTCATCAACTCCACTTATTAATCCTGACGCACCATATGGAGTTTTAAAGGGAGGTAATAAACCTACATACCGAGAATATCATAATAAAACATTAAAAAAAACATCGTCATCGCCACAGTTTCATGATAGACAACAAGAGCTTAAAAAATTAAAAAAATCATACAAAAAAATTAAACAAAAAACTAGAAATACAAAAAAATCGACATATAAGTTAGGGAAAAAAGATAAGAGCATATCTGTATTTATAAAAAATAATAAAACTAGAAGAAAGATTAAAAAGGAACATGGCTTATTAAAACAAAAGCCTCTGTCCGAAGTTAAAAAATATTTATACGAGAGAAATTTACTTAAAATAGGATCTAATGCTCCAAATGATGTATTAAGGTCATTATATGAACAATCTATTCTTGCTGGAGAAATAAATAATACAAATGATAATATAAAAATGCATAATTTTTTAAATAAATAAATAAATAAAATAATTTATCCTATATTTTATTTATTACATATATGTTTTTTTTATTTCATTGTCCAAATATACTTTTTTGCTTATTGTTCGAATAATTTTACTCGTTTCTTTTTCATCGGTTTCTATTTGTGTCATAGAATTAAAAACCAAGTTTGTCAT